AGCTAGTCTATTGATCTTTTGATCGTTCGCTCTGCGAGCTGCGTTAGCTTGTCTCTGAGTGAGAGAACGGCCAACGTAGATAGCTGCGCGAATTTCTTGCACGGAGTATCCATAAGATACGCCGATAGACTTCACTTGAGTTGTGTATTCTTTACCTGTGATGTCGGCTCTTGGCAGATCATCAGCGTAGGATTCGATCACACGAGCCAAACCGACTTCTTCAAACTGAGCATAGGTAATGGCTTGAGCGCCTTCGCCTGCTTCTGTGGAGATGGGGATGTGCTTAAAAGCCTTCATTTCGGGGAATTCAATATCGTAAGACTTGCTCTTGATATATTCTAGTTCCCTAGCGAAAAAGAAGGTTTCTCCTGCGTCTCCTCGCAAACTGGCGAATGTTTTAATTATGTTTAAGTCAGACATTTTGTACTCCTAAATATTACGGTTGATTTATTTCTAAAACAGCCAGATTGCCTGCGGTTGCGCCTGTGATCCATCTTACGATGTTGTTCGAAAGAAGGATTGCGTTTCCAGTGTCGGAATCGGATCTAAATCCACCCACAAGTGGATTGGCTAGGGTTGGGATCATTCTCCAATAAACTGGGCTATCGGAAGTTACGTTATTTTCTACTCGAACGTAAATTCTTCCTCTAGTAAGCACTGGAACGGCATCTCCTGGGATGTACGGTGCTGGTCCTGCTGATCCTAATGGGCTGCCTAAATTCATTTTGTTTTGAATGAAGATGGACACGCCATAGAATACGTTATCGTTGGAATAGACTGTTGTCCATGTTACTGCGCTACCACCGCTAGTTACGAAAGTTGCCGTTACGGCAAATCCTTGCGTTGCGTTGATTGTGATAGTGTCTGTACCGTTAGACGTTGCAGAAGCGATTCCATCTTGTGCTGCGATTAAAGCTGCGATAGCTGTTAAAGTCGCGGCATTGCTGGTTGCGTATACAACTGGGGTCAATGCGATACCGTTTAGGGTAACGACTGTTGAGTTGGAGGCGCTTAATGGTGCTGACAGAGTTACGCTTGCTATGTCTTGGTGAGGCAAACGTACTTGCATATCTTGACCGATGATTTTGGCTACGCCTAACCCTGGTATGATCGCTGGTTCGATGGGGGATACTGGGGACAGGACGTTGTTGAATCCGATATCGTAGAGTTCACCTGCGATACCTATGGTCATCAAAAAGTTATATTGTAATTGAGGCATTATTTACTCCTTGGTTTCCAAGCGTTTTTTTGATTGCGAATCATGTTTTTTCGGGCTTCAACTGCGTTAGCTGCATCCTTTTCTCTTGATTCTGGATCGCTATCATTGTTGTACTTAGAAGGAGCTGCCATTACTTTGGCTCCGGGAAGGTCTTCTATGGCTGCATCAAAACGTGCGTTGATGTAGTTTTCGCTCTTACCGTCGAGCCTTGCATTTGGCTGAATGCTCATAATTAAACTCTTTTTAAGTTCGAAATCGCTCATGCTGTCCAATCTGGACAGAGTTCTTTTGTCTAGGAAGCGCTCAGAGAGCTTTTCTAGTTTTACTCTGTGCTTCACGCGACGATCAACCTCCGCAGCATCAACTTTTGAAACGTGCGGCAGATCGTGCGGATAGTGTTCGTTTTTGGGTGAATTCACGACATGATTCTCCATGTTAACTGGTTTTTCGTAATCCTTGACGTGGGAGGACATCCCATAAGAGTCGTCAGGGTCTTTTTCTTCTTTTCCGTTGGAACCGATTTCATCGTTTTCTAACGGATGATGAACTTTTTCGGGATCGTGATAGTCTTTATCTCTTAGACTGTCACGTTCGGCCATTAATTTTTCATGCTCGTCTTTTAGAGTCATGTGCTTTTTCATGAAATCTTCATGAGATTTTTTAAACTCATGATGTTGATTCATCATGTTTTCTATTGCACTCGCAGTATCGTCTTCCATCATGTACTCTTGTGCGTCAATTTTTACTTTCCTAGCTTTTTTATTAGCCACTTGCGCCTCCTCTTGTAAAATTTCTTCCGCGTCGTCTCCGTCAAGAGAAATTCTCGCTTGTGGTCCAGCTCTAGCCTGATCGACTAACGCCAGATGGTTGTAGCGGATATTGGTCTGACGAAATTCGTACGGCTCACCAAAATACATTCCTGAATCTTCGATGAGATCTGTCGTATAACCCAAAGAGAGTTCGTTTTTTCTCTTATCTTTTATTTCTTCTACCGCGGATTTATCAGTGACTAGGATGTTGGCTACGATATAGGGCATTTCGGTTTCGACGGTTTCACCTGTGTATCCTACGGCTAGTCTTTTTGCATTATCGGCTGTTACTAAGCGTTCGGGTGGATGGCCATTAACTACAGGAATCATTTTTATTGTTTCTAGACTTTCGGGTCTTAAAACGTCATCGGGATGTCTTAGTTCTTTTCTGATTGTACCGTCGGCATTTTTATAAAGAAAAACTCCGCATCTAGTCACAATGGAACGAGCTTTTATATAACCTTCATCTGTTAATGTGGTCTCGCCTTGGACGACTCCTTTGTCGTATCTGGCGAGATTTTTTAGTTCCATATCAACCTAAATTTAAAAGTTTATCTAAAACTGGCCTTGCTACGCAGCGACAATTTACGTCGTTTCCGGGATGGCCTGTAATTTTTGGGGGGGTATCCCACCGAAACACTTTGCCATCATTGTGTTTGTGGGTGGCACGCACCCTTTCATCTCCTGATGTTTGCCAGATATATTCTTCTACGCCTACTTCTTGCTGCCTTAACCTAGTTAAACTGGCGTTTAGCTTGGTTGTTTGATCTCTGGCTATCAATGTGGCTCGCCTGTGAGTAATTCCAAAGGATTTTTGTATTCCTTTGGAAATATCGGTAAACCTTAAGCCCTGCTGCAATCCGCGTTCAATATCGCCAGCCACTCGTTCAAGTTCCTGATCTGGCAGTGACTGGATGAGCTGGGCATTTTGTGCTGCAAACAGTTGTAGTTGATCGCTGAGCCAAGGTTCATCGACAAAAATATCAATGCCGAAGATGCTATCGTTGAGCTTTTGGAATTGGGTTTTGTTGAACCTTGCAATTTCGACTCCTATAACCTCGGCTTCCACAATAGTATTAAATACTTTATTTTGTATAGCTTGTTTAATATAAATTATCAATCCGTTTAAACGATCGAGATAGCTATCTTGGCGATCGTTGGGCATTTTGCTTTCTACTTCGGCTATCATTGAGGGAATTTCAGGCACTAAAATCTGCTTGATAAGTTGTTTAAGCTCATTGGTAAGGGAGTACAAAGCGCGATCGTATTGGCGTTCTTGATTGATTGGAAAAAGCCACTTTGGAGGTACTTTGGCTTTTTTTTTGATGCCTTTGGCTTTTCTCATTTCCAAAAGTAATTTGAATTCTTTTCTCATTAGAATGAGCTCGCTGGTGACCTTGGCAATCCTGTACCCATGTAATCGGGTCCTTGAGTGACTTCGGCTCCTGTATCCTTGTCTTTTTCTTTTTGTAGCATTTCTATTTCGTCTCTTTCTGGATTGGTTCTTTCTCTCATTTCTTCGTCAATTTGAGTGTTCATACTCCACTTATTACCGCCGAAACGTGAGATCGCTACTTCATTTGGATCAAGAACGCCACGATCAATGTAAATGGCATCGGTTTCGGCTACCATTTTTCTTGTCATTGCGTCTTGTTCTTCTGTGTTTTGCCATAAGGGCACAAATTGAAGCGACCAATCATCTGGTTCAATTCCGTTGAAGGGTCCATCTTTGGAGATCATGATGTAGCGGATTAACTTTTCCAGAACGCAACGCAATTTGGATTCTTGCTCTTGCTTAACGGCATCGTAAAAATTTCTTACATCACTTTCGCCTGTGGCGTTTAATCCTGCTGGGCTGCGACCAAAAAGAAGAGTGACAGGGATTTTACAGACGGCAGAAAGGGCTAGCATGAAACGATCGATCAGATCGGCTATGCCTGTGACATTGGTTGAATTTTTTTGATAGTCTTCATCTCCGTCCAAAATCATCGTATTAGTTGTGGATTTGGATAGGTTCAAAATATTTAATCGTTTGAGAACGTTTTGATCTCCGCATTGGGAGGCCATAATTGCGGTTAAATTGGGAATCTTGAGGATACCATTAACGAAATCTTCCATCATTGTTGCTGTATGCGAAAAGGCCATAGAATAATTTCTAAGTTCTTCATAGATGGTTTGAATTAGAGGATCGCCCCAGCCTTGGTTAAAATTCTGCCATCGAGGCGGTAGGACATTCCAATCCATTCTGAGAATGCGGGAGTAATGGACGTAAAAGATAGCGCCAGTGCGGTTATCGTTGATTGTGTAGACGTTTGGAAAACCGTAATTTGGCGAGTTAAGATCGGACTCAAATGTGCCATCTCTGGAATATGCTTGATATCGATCGAATACACGTAGCCATTGGACATCACGTAAACTCCTTTCATCTACTGGTTGATCTAACGGAAGACCATCGGCTATACCCATGATACAAACGGCTCCTCCGAATAACCTAGCCCATTTAATTAAATTTCCCATCGCTTCGTTTACTTTTAGCTCTTCAAGCTTGCCCATGATTTTACCTTCGGCATCGCCTTCTAATTCCCATCCTTGCCTGAGCATTTCTTGAGAAAAAATGTCGATGATCAACCTAAGTAGGCCATCGGAACGGTACATTTGATCTAATTCGGAGCGATTGAATATGTTAGAGATACGGAAAAAACCGCTTTGTTTCTTGTCTCTTCCGCACATTCCTAAGCCTGTTAGGACGTTCATCCAACCATCGGAGCGGACAAAATTGTCGTTGTTAACTTGCTTGACTTTTGCTAGAAGATGCTTTTGCTCTTGAATGTAGGTGATAGGACGATAGTCCTGTGCATCTGCCTTCACGATCGGTCTGTCATCCATAAGCCTCACATTTGCGATAACGCTAAAAGATTATATTTGTTTTCTGTGTGCATTAGAAAAGCTCCACTTAAAGCATCCACGATATCATCATGTCCACCTTCGGGAAAGTTTTCTAACTCTCTAAAAAAGTCTTCATTCCAATAGCCTCTTAATACTCGGATATTGCCTGCTTCGGCTTGGGCGCTCACAGGGGAGGCTCTAGTAATTTTATCTTTAGTTACTTTATACGCTGTTGCGGAATATCCTTGCAGCATACGAATTAACAAATCGACTTCACTGACTCCTGCTTGACCTGGATCTTGCTCAATTCCTATCCTACAATCACTGCTATCTTGTGTAGAACAATTTTTAATTGCATTTTGCACTTGTAGGGGGCTTTCTTGCAATCTAACAATGTCTACAACGTAAAATATTCCGTCTTTATCTTTAGCTAACTTCAATCCGACTGTAAAATCGGGATCATTAAGTTCGGTCTTTTTAGTCGCGGCTCGATCCCAGTAACGAACGAAAGTTACGTTTCGCGGAAGAACATCCACAACATTAAAAAAAGAACGTTGAAAGAACATGCCAGCGGTTGGTCTAATATTCCAGTTACCCATTAAGAGTTGTTCTCTCTCAAAACGCGGTAACGCTTGAAGATTAGCTAAATAATCAGGATTTTCTTTTAAGAGAATCTTATTATCATATACGGTAGAG